TTTTTCTTGGCATCCCAAAGAACGCCATACTTCTGACTGATTGCGAGAGTAATACCGCGTGAATCTAACACATCTTGCGGTGGGTCGACGTAGACTGCCAAACGAGCCTCGGACATCTCCAGTGGTTTCGGAGACTCTTCTAGTCTATCAGGAATGCTACGCAACATCTCGGCAAGCTTTTCTACGCTGACCGATGATGCTGAGGAAATCCATCCCCGAGCGGTTACATAGTCATACGCATACTTGCCGTCAGTTCCCTTGATGTAGAACTCGTTAACGTCTGCAACCAAGTGCAGGATGTTACCTTTATACCCACACGAGAAACAGATGTGCATACCGGTCTCGATGTTAATCCACCAAGATGGCGAGTTGTCTTCTTTACCTGTACGGTACACGTGCATTGGGCAGAGACCATTCGCCTCGTGCCCACGCAAGGTAACCTCGATGCCGAGATTCTCTACAATCTTTTCTATGTCTATCATGGTGTTGCCGTCCAAGGTAGGCAGTACTTGCAAGAGTGTTGCTTTGCCTCGTCGTGGAAACAACCAGTGTCCCAGTTCCAGGTAATGCTGGTTTCTGATGGTGGGCAGTTACGTGCCTGAACAACCTTGAGAATACGAATCATCTCGTCTTCTTCGACTGGCTCTAGACCAAGGATAACGTCAGAGTCCTGAAAGAACGATGACGAGTAACCGATAGAGTCAGCAGAAACCTTGCCACCTTTCATCTTCCACAGCAAAGTCTGAGTGGTGATGATGACTGGAATGTTCAACTTCTGTGCTACACGCTTTAGACCACGGGTTATATTGGTCAACGCCTGTGGGGTGTTGGCCTCACCAGTAACTTGGTCAAGCATCAGGTACACACCATCGACAAACAATACGTCTGGCTTTAGCTGTTCTGCCTTTGCAAGTAGCGAGTCAATGGTCAAACCGTTAACGGCGTCAACCAAGTGGAATGGGTGCGAGGTTTTCATCTCGTCCAATAGTTTTAGATAACGGTCCTCTTCAGCTGACTGCAGTTTACCACGGCGTAGACGGCTGTTAGATACGTTAGAGCGCATTGCGTCGTGACGCTGTGACTGTTCGTGGTTGCTCATTTCGAACGACTGGAACAACGGAATCTTACCAGCCTTGTGAACGTTGATTGCCATCTGTAGAGCAATCTGTGACTTACCGGTCTTTGGTGGAGCGATGATAGTGATTAGCTGACCGCCCTGCAAACCTGCGGTCGCCTCGTCAATCTTCTCAAAGCCAGTAGGTACGCCAAGCATGATTGAGTTCTGTAGGTTCTCGTATTCATACCAGCGTGTGTCTGGGTCTTTGGTCAAGTCAACGTGAGTGGTACCAATGACGCCCTGCTCGTTAACGATGGTTAGAACCTTGCTCATTTCGAGCAATGCGGCCTCGTGGTCGTTAGCGGTCATGTCGTTGATTACAACTTCTAGACCGTTACGGGTTAAGGTGCGGCGTCTGAACTCAACCATCTTATCGATTAGATAATCTAGGCTGTCTTTTACGTCGATGATTTTAAAGTTTGGAAAGTTGTCGTGAACTGCCACGTCGCTTGGTACCTCGCGGTAGTTAGCGTAGTGTTCACGGGTAAATTTCCAGATGCGACGCAAGTCGTCATCTACAAACCAGTCGTCCTTGATTCCTTTTTCAATGACTGGAATGATGTCGCGGTCAAGAATGACCTTGCTGACTAAACGGTGCTCGTTATCGTAAGCCATGTTTTCCTCCTAAAGATTATCTAAGTCTATACCCCATGAACCAAAAAGCAAGGACTTCCCATCGGAAACCACACCTTTTAGATTTGGTCTGTACGGGAACTCATTCCGAAACTCTTCTAGAGTATCGTAGAGCTCTGCGTAATTAAATGGATTTCCGCCCCGTCTTTCGAGCTTATCCATGATGTTATCTAAATGTTCTTGAGTCCAACCCTCACTAGCCAAACCGGCTAGTTCTACAGAAAGACCGTAGCGGTTGGATACCAGCCAAAGGCGAGATAAAGCCAGGTTATTTAAACTTGATATTTTGCGAACAGTTTTCTTGTTCAGCCAAACACCTTCTTCAACTAACTCTGACTTTACCACAGCCTCAGCTAATACTATGATGCGTGGGGAAGTCTCGTTAGAGATGTCCCCACCTTTCAATCAAGTACCTCGATTTTTGCATAGTGCAATACGAAATCGCGGAATGACTCTGCGCTCTGGAATGCATTCATGCTTACGTCTTCATCAACGGTATCTGGTACTTGAATAGAGAAGTGACCTCCGTTGTCCTCCATCTTACCGAGAACAAAGTTGCCATGCTTACATTCTTTTGACTTCTTGAACTGTGCGCAATTGCAACGCACGTCTGAACTGTCATCAAGGTTTACTTCGACTTCTGAGACACCGGCGTCATCTAGGAACACCTGTACTGTACGCCATTCTTCTGTCATGTTAATGTCTTTCATAATCTACCTGCGTAGGTCCTTTCCGTTTAATGGTACACGATAAAATGCTTCGTAAGCGAAACTACCCATAGCATCGCCGTACTGTGTTGCCCAACCTTCGAGACTACGGTTTGTCGTAATAATCGTTGGTAGACCTCTATCATACCTAGCACGAAGAATTTCGTCAAATGATGTGTTCTCGTATTTTGAGCCATACTCTTTGCCTAGGTCATCCAAGACCAGTAAGCGGACGTTCAGCCAGTCTTCTTTGGCACGACCGTGAAAGCCTTCCATCTCACGTAGCAGTTCCTTGCGGCCATCTGCATCAGTGTCGATAAGAGCTTTCTTGCGTGACAAGAACTCTGGGTATGTCATGTAATAAACCGGGCGGAACGAGTGACCGTAGTTATCTGGAGATACATCCAGAATCTTGCGGGCCTTGTCCGTGTCGTCTGGTAGGCGACGGATAAACTCCATGATTGTTGTTACTGCGTGTGTTGTCTTGCCAAGTCCTGGCTTGCCATCAAACAGTAGCCCAACACCAGTCATGCCGAGTCCGCCAATCTGACGGATAATCTGGCCATCCAAGGTATTCTCGAGCCAAGTCTCAATCATCTGTGGGAACTCGCCTGAGTCCTGCAAGATGTCTGCTGGTTCGGTACCAAGAAAGCGACGTGGTATGTTAGAGCCCCTAAGCAACCAGTGACGCTTCAATGGGGATAGTTCCCCAATGTCGTAACTCATTATTCTCCTTTTAGTTTTGCTTCGTACTTCTCCATTAGTTTACGCCCTGCACGGGAGTTGTCAAATACATGTCCGTCGGTAGCTGTCAGGTAAGCATCCACCTCGTCGAAGTCCTCGTCCATGTCAAGGTTCTCGATGGCTTTGCCCATGTGGATTGTCAGCGCCTTGAGGTACGCACGGTAGAGCAAGTCTGGGCGGTCATCTGCCATACGCAGGTTACGCTCGTCACCCATCCAGATGTCCATGACCTCAAGCTCAAGCAGGGCGTTGGTCTTGTACTCACTGCGAATCTTTGACAGTGCTCCGCCAAGGTTGCGTACGTTGATTAGGCCGGGCGTGTAAGGGAACTTACGGCCGATACGGAATGAGAACTCAGCGGCAATGTCATAGGGCCCCCACTCGGCTTGTGGCCTGCGATTACGGGTCTTTGGGTCACGCTTGTCAACGCTGAACTTCTTCTTGACTGCGGCTGGTTTCTCGTCCTCGAATAGACCGATGCCACCAATCTCGTCATCTCCGTCTGTGTTCTCGCCCTCTGGTTGCCAACGCTTCAATGTCGCCAAACTAATCTCCTTTGTTTTCACCTCGGAAACTTCCGAGTTTCCTAATAAATACGAAGTATTTATTGAACTACTTACTTTACTATCATTAACTGTATTAGTTATCTTATCAGGTGTGGATGCCAAAATTTCTGGGACTTCTGATGCCAAATTTTTTAGTGGTAATCTGTACTGATTCTTGTACAATTTACCAAAATTACGCTTTGTGCGAGTGGTGTCAATAAGGCCCCGCGTTTCTAATCCGCGTATGGCAAGGCGTAGGCTTTCACGGCCATATCCGGTAACCTCCCCCAATTCCTCCATGGTTGCAGTAATTAAGCCTCTGCGGTCAGCAAGATGCCGCATGGCTAAAAGAGTACGCAACTCAGTGTGGTTTAGGGAGAGCAACAGTAGTTCGTCTGAGTTCTCCATTTTATCCTTTTACCGTCTTTGTGTAATCACGCTGACTGGACGGTTTATGAAAAGCATGATGGCTAATGCCACAAATGCTGCTGCTGGACTCGCAACCGCTAAAGTGAGTCCAGTTACATTAAACAGCCAGCAGCCCAAAATAGCAAGGGGAAGTGTCAAAAATTGTTTAATGATTCTTGGTGATATGAACGTTCCCAGCAAAGACGTGAGAAGTTCGAGTGTGTAGGCCGCAGCCATTCCGGTAATTATTACAAAAATTAAAAGGTCCATAAGGACATCTTACTACGAAATTCCAGAATATCTAATGAAACTATCCGGACCGTAGTATTGAATCCAATATGGCGTAGCGTTTGGCAAATACTTTGATATATCTTGCTGAATACGGTTAATTTTTACTTCAAGATTTGGATATTGAACAGACTGAGCGGTTTGGTCTTGTTCGCCACCAGAAGTGGTCCAATACCCAAACTTTGAGTTACCGTCAAAATATTCTGTTGTTGAGTAACCTAGTTCTAGCTGTGCTGCATCAAACTCTACAGTTGCTCCAGCCAGAGTACCAGAAAGGTAAACATTTATATTTGCTCCAGTTGCTGAAGTTGGTAGCTGCCAAGTAACTGAAAATCTTTGCCAATCTGTAGTCAAACTTATGTTTTGAACAACAGACGGACTAGTTCCATAAAAACCAATTCCCATTGTCATAGTACTGGCAACACTTGCTTTTGCATAAATAGAAAATGTATATGCACGAGCACCAGATTTTTTAAAGAACGTATCAGTAACGTTTTGTGACAGAGCAGTTACACCGCTACCGGGGCTAACAATACGAAGTTTTTTTGTTCCATTGCCATAAACGGTAGGTCCTCCGCCATCCGTAAGCAACGGAGCAGTTACTGTTCCATTAGCAACTGTCCAGCCAGCCCCCGCAGTTGCGTTTTCAAATGATGGACTGTGTAACAGATTTGCCTTACGCGGTTCAAATACTACCGATACACCACGAGGTTCATAATATGGGAGGTGAGTTGTGCCATCATAAACAGAGACTTGCATCTGAGACATGTATGCATATGAATCAGCTCCTGAAGAACCAGTACGGGTAATTCGATACTGGATAGATACAGCTGTAGCTCCAGCAGGAGCTGTATAAGTTGCTGTAAGCCTTGACCATGATGTAGTTAATGCGGTCAACGTAGTTCGAGTAGACGTTGAAATAGAGTTGGTTGCACTAGCTGGGCCAAACCAAGTTACTTGTATATCAGGTGTAACTACGTTAGAAATCGCGCTTTTCATAAAATACGCTGAAAAATCGTACTGTAATCCACCAACAATCGGGATTAGTGGTCTGTTGTAAACCGTATCCATAGATATATAGATTCGAGTATCTGTAACATTTGCACTTAAAACTAGTGGTGTGGTGGTGTAGCTGTATAACCCAGTTCTTGCATAACTTGACAGTGCATATTGACTCTGTGGAGATGGTGCGGAAATGCTATTTGAAGGGGCATTGTAATTTGAGATACTCCATGCAGTATTATTTGTATAAGGAGAAGTAGTATTTACTGCTAAATAGCTGTCCCAAATACCCAGAATTAAGTTCTGGTTTGTGGTTATTTGCGTGTTAAACCCAGTAACACTTTCCAACCAAGCCTGAAGCCCAGATAAAGTTCCTTTACGTTG